AATAGTTCTATCATATTAGGAGACGAGTATGGACAACCAGGGGACACGATTGAAATTTACAATATAGCAGAGAGTGAATACACTATTAGTGGAAACCAAATTACACTTAAAGATATTCCTAGCAATAATGCAACCATTTATGTTACACAATTTAGTAACCACAATTTAAAAGAAATAGAAAAAATACAATATGATGTGGTAAAAAGAGAAACACTTATTACCGATACCGAATTAAGCACGTATCTTAGACTAACTGCAGGCGAAATACAATTAAGAGCTCCTGCTATTGATGCACAATATGTTTGGGTTAACAAAAATGGAGAGTTATTAACACCTAGTGTGGATTATTTTATTACTGATGACAGAATGAGATTAAGACTAGTAAATATTCCTAACGAAAATGATACGATAGAAATAATTCATTTTACAGCAGATCTTACAGTAGAAGGATTCGCATATAGACAGTTTAAAGATGTTCTTAACAGAACACACTACAAGAGATTAGATGCACATTCTACAGTATTAGCCCAAGATTTGGCATATAACGACCTTAGAATAGAAGTGCAAAACGGAGAAGATTTACCAACACCTGATAAAGGAAAAAATCTTCCAGGAATTATTTTTATTAATGGCGAAAGAATAGAATATTTTGTCAAAGAACAAAATACATTGCGCCAGATAAGAAGAGGTACACTAGGTACAGGTGTGCCAGAAGTTCATGTTGCTGGCCAAAAAGTGTTTAATCAAAATAAAGATAAAACTGTGCCTTACAAAGATCAAAATTTAGTTGCAAATTTAACTGCGGATGGAGTAAGCACTACGTTTACGATAGGGTACAATATAGATAGTATTAATGAAATTGAAGTATTTGCTGCTGGCAAACGTTTAAGGAAAAATGAAATAGCTGTATTTGATCAAACAAAAGCTTTAACTAGTCCTGAAGGAGACATAATTTTACCAGCAGAATTTAGTGTTGATACAGTTAATAACACAATAACGTTGTTGAATGTTCCACAAGAAAATTCAAGAATTACAGTAATAAAAAGACAAGGACAAGTATGGACTAAAGACAATGAAATGCTAGGAAATTCACAAAATTCAATAGCAAGATTCTTACGTGCTGGTACATATGAACAACCTTAATAAATACAGTATAGGATAATTTGGATAGTATAATGCAAGAAAATCATGGAATATTAGTACAAGGTCATATTAAAATATTTGACCCAACTTCCCAAGAAGTTTATGTGAATAAAAGGAATGCAATCCATTATGAAAACATGAGTATTGCATTAGCTGAAAGCCTTGCAAATGCAGGTGAAGGATTTATATACGAGATGAGTTTTGGTAATGGCGGAACAAACATTGATCCTACAGGCATAATTACTTACCTTACTCCTAATTCTACAGGAACAAATGCAGCACTTTACAATCAAACTTATACTAAAGTTGTAGATGATTCTAGTGTAAACAATACAGATCCTACAAGAAATAAAATTGAAACAAGACATTTAAGCGGTACAAACTATACTGATATTCTTGTAAGCTGTTTATTAGACTACGGAGAACCAGACGGACAACAAGCTTTCGATACAGCAAGCAACACAAATGATGTTTATGTATTTGATGAATTAGGTTTGAAAAGTTATAGTCCTGATGGCACTGGCAGACTGATTACTCATGTTATTTTCCATCCTGTGCAAAAGTCACTTAACCGCTTGATACAAATTGATTACACAGTTAGAGTACAGAGTTTGACAGGATAAAAATATGGCATACCAAATTAGTTATACAGATGTTGTAAACAAAGGAACAATTATAGTAGAAGATGCTACTCTAAATGATGAGACTAGCTTAACTATACCTGGACGTAATGTTACTTCATATGGACAAGCTATTGCAGAAAACTTTTTACACCTATTAGAAAATTTTGCAAATAGTAGTGCTCCGGAGCGTCCAGTAGAAGGACAGCTTTGGTATGATAGTTCTGAAAGTGTAAATCAACTGAAAGTTTATGACGGTACAACCTGGACAGCCAGTGGAGGACTTAAAAAATCTCCTTCACAACCAGAAGTATCTAACAGTATAGCAGGCGATTTGTGGGTAAACACAGAAAGTCAGCAATTATATTTGTTCACAGGTACAGGATGGGTTTTAGTTGGTCCAGAATTTAGTGATGGACTTTTAACAGGAACTCAATCTGAAAACATTATAGGATCAAATGATAGTGTTTATTCAGTATTGACTGTAAAAATTAAAGATAAACCTGCAATAATTATATCAGACAGCGATTTTGTTCCTAAAACAGTAATTCCGGGTTTTAGACAAGGTATAAAGGCAGGTATGAATATTACAAATCAGCCTTTAGTTAATGACACTTTAAAATATAATGGCATAGCTGAAAAAGCAGAGGCACTTATTGTGGGTGAAGAAGTTGTGCCTGCAATAAATTTCCTTAGAGGAAATGCCCAAAGCCAAACAAGTTTTCCTTTGATAGTAAAAAATGATGAAGGTTTATCAGTAGGTTCGGGAAATCAATTAAAGATTGCTGTAGAAAATGAAGCAGTAATTTTGCAACAAAACATTGTAGGGTCTAATATTGACTTTAGATTAAAAACATCTACTGGATTACCTACGGTGATGCGACTAGATTCTGAGGGCTTTGTTGGAATTAATACCACTGCCCCTGAAACAGAATTAGATGTAAAAGGCGACATTACAATAGCACCTAGAGAAGGTAAGCCTGAATCCGGTATACTGAACGTAACTAGTGCTAATAATAGCACAAGCATAAACAGCGGTTCTATAATAACCAGCGGCGGCGCCGGCATTGCTTTAGATTTATATGTTGGCGGCAATGTAGACATAGGAGGAATATTACAAACAGGAAATATTGCTCCTGATTCATCTGGCACAAGAAATGTAGGAACAACAAATAATAAGTATGATCAAATTTTTGCCAATACTTTTATAGGTAATGTACAAGGTAATGTGAGTGGTACAGTCACTGGTCGGGCAGGTTCTGCAGATAGACTATCAAGTGCAACTACATTTTCTGTATCAGGCGATGTAGAAAATAATAGTTTTGAATTTGATGGTCAAACAGGCGGCACTAGTAAAACTTTCAATATACAGGTTGCCAACAGTTTTATTGCTAACAAAGATCTAACATTTGATGCGTCAAATGCAGATGAATTATTATTAAATGTAAAAACCGGGTCAACTGGCGTATATAGGATATCAAAAAGAAACTTTCTTAAAACTATTCCTTTAGTTCCACCAGGATCAATTATGCCATATGGGGGTATAAACGCTCCTGAAGGATGGTTGTTTTGTGATGGCAGCGAGGTTCTAAAATCAGATTATACAACATTGTTTAACGCAATTGGATTTAATTTTAAAGATTCGTCGTTATTATCAGATGAAGGAGTAAACAGTTTTGCGCTTCCGGATTTACGCGGAAGATTTGCATTAGGTTTAGACAATATGGGCGGACAGCCTGCTAATAGGGTAACTGATATTGCAGCGGATGCAATAGGCGGAAATGCTGGCAGTGAATCACGCACAATCAACACAGATAATTTACCCGAACATGAACATGATATGGAAGCGCCATCGGGAACGCAATATTATGGATTGCGTGTAGGCGCCGGCGAACCAGTTGATGAAGAAGCAATTACATTTACAATAGATCCAGGTACGGGAGGCACTCAAGCATTTCCTGCTAGCGGCGGCGTAAAAACTACAGGAGATCTCAATCAACCAATAGAAACTATGAATCCATTTTTATCTGTAAACTACATAATTTATACTGGAGAATAAAGTGAGTTATCAACTAAACAAAACAGACGGAACATTACTTACTGAATTAATTGATGGACAAATTGACAATTCGTCTACTAATCTTGTTTTAGTTGGTAGAAATTATTCCGGATATGGAGAATTTTTTAATGAAAATTTTATTAAATTATTAGAAAATTTTGCTAACACTTCTGCTCCTAGCAATCCTTTAGTAGGTCAACTATGGTATGACAGGTCGGATGAAAGATTAAAAATTTATGACGGCACTACATGGAAAGCAAGCGGCGGTCCGTATGTGCAAAATACTAGACCGCAAATGGTTGCAGGCGATTTGTGGATAGATAACTTAAAAAATCAACTTTATGCATTCGACGGCAATGATTTAATTTTAGTTGGACCACAATATACAGAATCACAAGGTGTAAGTGGATTTAAAATCGAAAGCATACTCGATACTCAATCTAGATCAAGAACACTAGCAAATTTATATATTGCTGGCGAACTAGTTGCTGTGCTAAGTAGTTTAACATTTACGCCCGTTTATAGTCAGAGGATTTTAGGTTTAGTAACAGAAGACAATCCAAATGGTATAATAAATGAAGGCATAAATGTAATTGATAGTGCTAATTTTAGATTTTATGGAACTGCTAGTGGTGCTAATGCTCTTATTACAGGTGCAGGAGTTACTAGAACAGCCGACCAGTTTTTACCTTCAGATGCTAATGGAGTAACTGTTGGTACATTAACAATTCAAAACTCAGGTGGTTTAACAGTTGGTTTATCACAAAATCATGTTCAAAAAGTTGTTGGACCGAGATTTTATTTTGAAAATCAGTTATTAGATAATGATATTAGTTTGCGTGTTAGAACCACACCATCCGGCGCAGTTATTGTTGATGCGTTGTATATAGATGCATCAACAGAACGAGTAGGCATTTTTACAAATACACCACAGTACACTCTAGATGTAAACGGTGATCTTAGAATAACTGGAGATTTAGTTGTTGAAGGCGATACAACTACCGTTGAAACAACAACACTTCTAGTTGAGGATAAAAATATTGATCTTGCACATGTGAAAGGCGGTTCATATGGCGATGATACAGCAGTCGACGGCGCAGGATTAACAGTATTAGCTAGTACTACAAACAAAACATTTACGTGGGTTAATGCAAATAATGCATGGACATCTAATTCAAATCTAAATTTAACTTCTACCGGTTCAACTTATAAAATTGGCGGTATAGACAAAATTACCAATACAACTATTGATCCTAGTATCGATACTGCACTTGGTCTAACTAGGATAGGCACACTGATTTCTCTAGAAGTTGATGGCACAATTACAGTTAATAATACTTTACAAAGTGCAACTACACTTAATTTTATAGCAAATGATGTAGATATCGATGGCAGAGGAATTTTAATTACCGGTGCTGGCGATATTCATGTTACAGATAGTCAAAAAATCACAGGGTTGGCTGATCCTACACAAAACCAAGATGCAGCTACAAAGTTTTATGTAGACAATCAAATTGCTACTGAACCGATTGTGTTTTCTATGGATATTACAGGGTTGGGTACAGGCGCAACACTATATTCTAATTTAATTGCATACTTAGATGATTTATATCCTGCCGCAGTAGAAAATGCGGGTAAATCAGCTAAAATACACGCAACATCTTATTCTGGTGCTACTGTTAGCGGTATCAACGTATCGGTTGCGGACAACAATACAGGAGTTTTACAAAAATCATTTATAGAAGTTGATCTAGCAGGCGGCGGCACAGGAGCAGTTGTACAAGATATTGTAGCAAATACTACTGCATCTGGTAGTGCTACACTTTCGCCATCTAGACAACTTATTACTTTTTCTTCAGATGGTGCTGCATGGAATTTTGTTAGTGACACTGCATATCCATAATTGAATAAATAAGTATATTACTTAGGGGCTTGACAAAAATGGCGTATCAAATTGATAGATATAATAATACACTGTTAACAACAGTAGAAGACGGTACAGTAGATCAAACAACAGATCTTAAATTTATCGGAAAAAACTATGCCGGTTACGGTGAAATACAAAACGAAAACTTCCTGTTTTTGTTAGAAAATTTTAGCGGTGCAAATCAACCATCTAGGCCTATAAGCGGCCAGGTTTGGTTTGATAGCGGTAATAGTAAATTAAAATTTTACGACGGCACACAGTGGAGAACTACAGGCGGCGCTGAAGTTGGCGCGGACGAACCTGCAGGACTTACAGACGGTGATTTTTGGTGGGATAATACCAACGACCAATTATATGTTTACAATGGCACTGCTTTTGTTTTAATAGGCCCACAAAACGCAGGCGAAGGTGTTACACAAATGCAAAGTCGTGAAGTGTTAGATAACGGCGGAGCGACTAGAAGCATAATTGCAGCAACAGTAAACGATAACGTTGTTTCTATAATTAGCTTTGACTATTTTGTGTTAAATGCAAGCGAAACATCTTTAATTGATGCAGGATATAGTACCATTTATAAAGGTATCACTGTGCCAAATTATTCGGTAGTTTCTTATACTCCATTTACAACTGGACGCCACAGTTTTGGAGGAACTGCCCTTGATTCTGACAGGTTGCAAGGATTAGCTGCAAATCAGTTTGTACAAACTTCTAATCCAACATTTACAACTTTGGTATCATTTCCAGATGCAGGTATACGTGTAGGTGATAGCCAAGATTTAAAGATACTTGTAGAAAATGGAACCGAAGCTGTCATTTCAAATATCACAGGCTTGAATAGTAAGATTAAATTTAAAGCAACAGATAGCGGCGGCGTAGAAACACACATTGCTACACTTACTAGCTCAGGTTTGAATCCTTCTACTAACAATACCTACGATCTAGGTAGTGCATCTTTAACTTGGAATGATATATATGCAAGTAGTTTTGTTGGAGTTGCAACGAAAGCTGCTTCCTTAAATGATGGATCCGGCAATTATAGAACAGCATCTGTAGGAACATCTAACAATACAGTGGCGGTTCGTGATGCAACAGGTAACTTGTCAGCAAATTTATTCCAAGGTACTGCTACTCAAGCAAGGTATGCTGATTTAGCAGAAAAATATACAACTGGCGAAGAGTTAAAAGCAGGAACTGTAGTTTGTGTATGCGACCATACAGACCATGAAGTTGAAGCAGTGTCTAAAGGTTGTACAGCTATCGGAGTTGTATCTACTGACCCTGCATTTATGATGAATAGTGAAGCTGCCGGACAATACATTGGTTTAAAAGGACGATTGCCTGTAAGAGTAATTGGACCAGTTGCAAAAGGCGATGCTGTATATGTTGACGACAATGGTTGTGCAAGTACAGCAATTAATGGAGGTTCAGTTGTTGGCATTGCATTAGAGAACAACTTTGACGAGGGTGAAAAACTAGTAGAATGTGTTCTAAAGGTATAAGGGATCGTCATGGCAGAAGTTACCGCAGCAAGAATTAATAACCTACAATCAAGGATTGAACTAATTTTAGGTAATGGCTCCGGTACAACCGGGTATGGACAGCTTATACAAAGTTCTCAAGTGTTACCCGGAGATTTAATTGATGCTGATAATCTAAATAATTTATATGTTGATATTATAAAAGCTAGGATTCATCAAGTTGGTCCAAGTGATCCTAGTGTTACAGAAATACAAATTGTATTAGAAAATCAAAACGTAGTTGCAGACGAAACTTCATTTATAATTAATGATCAAGGACTAGAGTCAGCTGACCCCGAAGGAACAAAAAAGGGTATATCAGATTTTGAGTCATTAATGCGTAAAGTCGAAACCGACAAAAGTAATGTTCATCCTAGCCAAGCAAGCTCTCAAACAGCAGTCACTTCGACAAGAACAAGTACTTGGAATGGTTTAATATTTCACGAGTTTACTGTTACTTTTGGCAGTAGTGATGCAAGACGTCACTATTTTAATACAGGCGGCGAAATTAGAATTGATCCATCTAATACAAATGCTAGTACTCCTAAGGGTTTAGATTGGGCGGCGTTGACAAACGAAGTAGGTATAGTAAGATTTAACAGTCTTGCAACTGCCGCATCTTCCGGAAGCGGAACTAATATAGGTAATTTTGGCTTAACTAGTTCGTATCAAACCATATACACAAAAATTGGCGCAGGATCTTACAGCGGTGTATATGCAGGAAATATCTTTTTAGTAAAAGCAAGAGCAGTAAGTGAAACTCAAATATCATTTAGAATTGAATTTAATGATGTTGTTGGCGATAACAATGTGGATAATAATGTTGACGGGACATTAAGAAGTTTAATTACACTATTTAGAGCCACAGGAGATGTAAGTGTTCCTTCTCCTGGTGTATTCACAAATGTTGATCTAACAGGCCAGACACCGACAAGTGGACCTACATATGTATTGACTCCAAGTGTATCTGCTGTAAATGAAGGATCTGCATTTACTATTACACTAAGCACATTTAATGTTCCTACAGGAAGTACAGTGCCATATACTATCACTGGCATTAGTGCTGCTGATTTAGTGTCAGGTAGTTTATCTGGCAATTTTACCATTGACAACAATGGCATAGGAATAGAAACTTTTGCAGTTGTAGCTGATTTTGCAACAGAAGGTGTAGAAACTTTTGAACTTGCATTAGATAATAATCTAGCACGAACATCTGTTTTAATTAATGACAGTAGTGCAGAATCAGGAGCAGCAACATATATAGTTACTCCTAGTTCAACAAGTATAAACGAAGGCGGCACTGTTAGTTTCATACTTACAACCACAAATGTAACAAATGGTACACAAGTGCCATTTACTATATCGGGTATTCAACGTGAAGATCTATCAGACGGAACTTACAGCTTAGATGACTGGTACAACGAATTTAGAACCTCCTACTTAAACGGAATATCTAAAGAAGATGCACTAGAAGGTTTTGATTTTGTATATCCATATTATAATTCAAACAATCAGTATCAAACACAAAATTGGGGTACTAGGTATGGACTGTTTAGATTACCTGATGCTGCCGGTATCGCATATTGGACAGATGAGTACATACGTGTACACAATAAAAATGGAACTGCTTGGGAAAATGTATTCTGGAGTAGCGTAAATTACAGTACAGTGCCAATAGCATGGATACAAGCAAACGGCACAGAAACTGATTCATCAAGATCTCTAACGCCTAACAAAACATATTTAATTGGTACCGGAAGCGGATCAGGAGTAACATATACTTGGGATGACTGGTATGCAGAATTTCAAGCACAATAT